TAAAGACTAGTTCCATGTTAGGGTTGATAATCTTTCCTTCTGTCCTTGCAAGAATACCTTTAACTCCTGTTGCCTGTCCTACAAAGTATTGTTTTAATGCATCTTTAACTTCATCTCCTCCTGCTATTTTTCCAGCATCAATTCCCTTTTCAACTGATTCTATACCTGCACCTACTCCACCACCAATAGCTTTCATTGCTACATCTGATGCCATGATTTGACCAGCATTCATTTTATCTTCACCCCAGCTGGCAGAGTTTGAATCACTTACTGCAGTAGGAACTGGTAAAGTAACTGAACCTATGGATCTTGGTTTCCATGCACTTCGATCTGCAAAGGCTAATTTCCCTCCTGCAAATTTTCTTCCTTCAAATTTTAATATTGATATTCTTAACTTATCCTGATTGACATTCAATGTTTCTGGATATCTTAATGTTGGATATGAACTTCTTGCACCACCACCAGATCCACCACCACTCCCACTACTATTTCCTCCTACAGGAATAGAAGGTGCTTCAGATCCTCTACCAGCAAGAGTGCTTAAACTATTGGTACTAAATGATAAAGGATTTTTTCTTCCACCTTGAGGATCTCCTACAGCAGCAATTAGTTGACTTGCAGCTCCGCTTGCTATCTTAGAGAGTTCTTCTTTTTGTTGTGCAGATATTGGACTTCTACCAAATTCTTTTTTTATACTATTTACTTGTTGCTTAAGAGTTTTTAGAAGAATTCCACCACTCTGCAAAAGTTTTTTCTCTTCTTTGGTTGCAAATTGTGTAGGAGTAAATACTCCTGGATTTTCTGTTGTACCTTCAGCAATAACAAGAGAACCTTCTAATCTATGGTTAAGATATCTTATTATTTTTGATGTATATATTGGTATCCCTTCAGAATTTTCTGTTTCTGTTACTTCTAGGGCAGTATAAATTGTTCGTCTTTCTCCAGACGAGTCTCCTACTCTTATTGGACTTACTGCAGTTGTCTTCTTTTTCATCTAGAAGTATATTTTTATCTATTTAGCATGTATTTGGCATAAGGAACTGCCATAAGGTCATCAAGTTCATTCCATTCAACAATATATAACTGACCTGCAAGTTCATTCCATGTATAATTTCTTGATTGTTGCCAGTGAAAGTTGATTCCTTTGAATCCCCATTGTTCTAATGCAGTACATGCAACTAAAGGATGTTGGTCGTATTGTATGTCAGGTGTCTTGGGATTATATACAAAGGTATAGAATTTTCCTACTTCAGGTATGGGTGACACAGTATTTTTAAGTGCATCCATAATTATTAACATCAGATCTTCTGGATCATTTGTTTCTGCCAGTTCATCTTTAATTAATTCTATACGGTTAGATGGATGTGCTGGATCTCCATCACTAAATCCAAAACTATCTGTCATTACTTAATACCCAATTCTTTTTCTGTTATAATCTTAAATTCAATGTGATTATCTTTACAGAATTCATCTGCTGCTTTCCACTTTGCTTGGTTTACTGCAAAGGTTTGACACTCGTAGATATATGATTTGGTCACTCTCTTTCTTGGTTTAGGTGGAAGGGTTTGCTTCTTTGGTTTAACTTCAACAACATAACTTTTAATTTTATCATCTTTCTCTTTTACTTTGATTAGATAGTCGGGATAATATCTGTGAACTCTATTATCTTTTGGAGAAACATATGGTATACAAAACTCTTCTGAAGCCCATGAAATTATACTGTCATTTCTATCACACCACTGACAGAACTTCCTTTCCCAACTACTTCTACAGATAATATTGTTGGGATTGCCTTGATATTTCTTAGGATTAGAAGGTTTGTACCTACTTTTAATACTTTCTCCCATTATCTCATATACATAATATATAAGGTCAAATAGTATTTATAAATGGCTTCCATACATCCAAGAGCACGAACTATATCAGAAGTCAAAGCACACTTATTGAATCCTGCTCAGACATCACAATTCCAAGTTGCTATTGGGATACCACAGGGAGGAGAATTTGGTTCTTTTCTGAGGCAGAACAGTACGAACTATAGACAAGATCAATTAAATTTATTATGTGCAGAAGCATCCTTACCTGGATCTCAGTTAGCAACTACTGAAATGACAGGTGATTTTACTGGAGTAACAGAGAGACATGCATATCGTAGAATGTATGATGATCGTATTGATTTAACTTTCTATTGTGATGCTGATCAATATCTACCAATTAGATTCTTTGAATCATGGATGAGATTTATAATGAATGAGAATGCTAATGATAATTTTACTGGAAATACTAAGAAAGAAAATTTCTTTTATAGAGCATCATTCCCAAATGATTATAAGGGAACCTTAGAGGTTACAAAGTTTGAAAAGAATATAAACTCAAGAAGAAAAGTAAAACCTATTGCTTATGGTTTTGTTAATACATTCCCGTTGGCAATTAATTCTATGCCAGTTTCTTATGATGCATCTGATTTATTAAAGTGTACAGTCTCCATGACTTACAGTAGATACTATCTTGAAGATACTAGGGGTGGACTATTTGATATGTTTGATCCAAGAACACAAGCAGATTTAAATGGTCAAGCATTCCAAGCAGTTAATGCTGGTCTTAGGGCCCTTGATTTAGATGATACTCTTGTGGGTGGTATTGCTAGAAGTTTTGCTGCAAATCTTATCTAAATAAACCTACTATATAAATATACGACTTGTTATAAAACATTATGCCATTACCAAAGATTGCTACGCCAACTTATGAACTTGAGTTGCCATCAACAGGAAAGACTGTAGAGTATAGACCCTTTCTAGTTAAGGAAGAGAAGTTACTTGTCATTGCTCTGGAGAGTGAGGATACAAAACAAATTACTACTGCTATTAAAGCTGTTTTAAGGAATTGTATTCAGACAAAGGGTGTTAAGGTTGAGACACTTCCTACATTTGATATTGAATTTTTATTCTTAAACATCAGAGGTAAATCTGTTGGGGAAGATCTTGAAGTTAATATTGTTTGTCCAGATGATGGTAAGACAAGTGTTCCTGTAACTATTAATCTTGATGATATTAAAATTCAGAAGAGTGAGGAACATAATAATCAGATTAAACTTGATACAAAGATTATGATGGAGATGAAGTATCCATCTCTTGATGAGTTTATTAAAAACAATTTTGATTTTAACGATGCTACTCAGGTAGATCAGTCCTTTAAATTAATTGCATCATGTATTGATAAGATCTATACAGAAGATGAGGTGTGGGCTTCTGAGGATTGTACTAAGAAAGAGATGAATGATTTTCTTGAGTCGATGAACTCTGCTCAATTCAAAGAGATTGAGAAGTTCTTTACAACAATGCCTAAGTTATCTCATACTATTAAGGTTACAAATCCAGAAACAAAAGTTGAAAGTGATGTTGTGCTTGAGGGTCTAGCGTCTTTTTTCGGGTAGGCATGGTATACATGAGTCTGGAAAATTATTTCAGACTTAATTTTGCTTTGATGCAGTACCATAAATATAGCCTGACAGAGATTGAAAACTGGATGCCTTGGGAACGAGACATCTATGTTGGTTTATTAAAACAACACCTTGAGGATGAAGAACTAAAGAGGAACCAGCAGAAATCTAATGCCTAAAGGAAGACCAAATTCATATGCAGGAGGAGGCTTTATACAGTCTATGAGGGAGAAGCACGAACCTCATATGAAGCTTGCTGGTAAAGTTGAGAGCCTTGAAAAAAATATTCCTACTGAACTTGCTGAAATACACAAGACAATAAGTAAGTCCTTTGGAATGCAAAGGAAAACTTTGACACGGGTTCTTGGACTTGAGAATAGAGTTTCTAATATAGAAACTGGAGTAGAAATATGGACAGCAAGGGAGGCATTGAGAAGACAGAAAGAAGCAGAACAAGCAGCAGAAAAGGCAGCAGAACAAGCAGCAAAGGAAGCAGCAAAGGAAGCAGAGCAAGCAGCAAAGGAAGCAGAGCAAGCAGCACAGGAAGTAATAGAAGAGGTAGTAGAAGCAATAGAAGAAGTAGAAGAAGTAATAGAAGAAGAATATGGTGAGATACCTGAAGGTTTAGATGATGTCTTAGATGATATACGTGAAGGAAACATAGGTGGAGAAGGAGGTGGAGAAGGAGTATTAGGTGAACTAGATGGTGCATCAGGATCATCATCAGGATCAGGAACACCAGGAGTTGCCACTAAGATTGATCCATCAAAGACAACACCAAAGAAAAAGAAACCAAAGGCAAAGAAAAAGAGACCAAGGATAAAGATTAGAAAGAGGAAGATAAGTGCTGCAGATATAAAGAAAGGAACTCCACTTGATGAAGGGTATGCATCACGAGTGATGGGTCAAGATGAAAAGGGAGAATATCTAAGTAAGGAAGAAAGAATAAGACGGTTTAAGGGTGGAGCACTAGCAAAACCTGATGAACTTAAACCAGATGTAGCAGAACCTGCTGCTGCAGAAGTAGATAGTGAAAAATCACAGGAGGGATTGTTACCTATACTCAAATCAATTTCATCCTCAGTTGATGGTATTAAAGAGACTTTAATAGGTCAAGCAGAAGTTAGTAAGGATCAAACAGAATTTTTAAGAAAGCAACAAGAGAATAAGAAGAGGAATAAAAGAGAGAGTGGTTTAGAGAAGATGATGGGTGGCATAAAGAAAGTGGGACAGATGGCACTCAAACCAGTGATGGGTATATGGGATAAGATAGTTAATTTTTTAACTGCGATTTTATTTGGAAGTACTGTAGTTAAATTGTGGGAATGGTTCTCTGATCCTACAAATAAGGACAAGGTTTCTTCTCTCTTTAAGTTTATTAAGGATTGGTGGCCTCTTTTGGTTGCTGGTATTATGGCTTTTGTTGGACCAGGAGTTACATTTGTAGTAGGAGCAATAGCATTATTATCATGGGGTATACCTAAAATAATTGATGCAGTTAAATCAATCTTTGGATTTGGGAAGAAGATTGATAAGGAATTGGTGAAAGGTGAGGCTGATTCACTTAAAGATGGTGAGAAATTGGGGGGAGTTGATATTCCTGATATCATTCCAAGAGATAAAGACTATGTTCACTATGGTCCTGAATCAGGTGTTGGTGCTGGTTTTAGTCAGAAGGAAGAAGATAAGAAGATGGGTGAGATGATGAAGGTGAAGAACTTCAATAAGGGTGGTGAAGTTCCTGGTACTGGTGATAAGGATACAGTTCCTGCTATGCTAACTCCTGGTGAGTTTGTTATGTCAAAGGGTGCTGTACAAC